TTCTTCCCGAAGTCGATTAGGTGCGGCAGCAGCTCCTTGAGCGCGCCCAGGAGTACCCCGCCGAATTTTTTCGCCATGTCGGCCACGAGGGGCAGCAGCGCCTTGGCCGAGTCGATTATCCCGTCTATGGTCTCGCGCACGGCGTCCCCGTCTATGCCGAACTTCTCGAACATCTCGCCCATGAGCGAGTTGTCGCCCCTCATGAAGTGGATGAGGTCGTCGATTGCGAGCGCTATCAGGACTATCACGGCGACGATCAGCAGCATTTTGGCGTTGATCTTGCCAAGCCCCGAGCCGACGCCCTTGATGAACGACAGTATCTTGCCGGCGTTCATCGCCGCGACGACCGCCCCGACCGTTATCCCGACCAGCTTCATCAGGTTCTGGACGCCGCCCAGCCTGTCCGCGACTTTGGCGACTGCGTCGCGGGCCCTGCGCAGGACGACGACGACGCGGCTGAAGCCGCTGACCATCATCTTTGCGATGCTCTGCGTGATTTTGAGCATGTCGTCGGTTTCGGCGACGAACAGCCCCCATTGGTTGCGTATGTTCCGCATGGCCCCGGATATGCCGTAGCCCAGCTCCCCGAAGCGGCTCTCTATGCTCCCCGCGTTCGCGACGAAGGCGTCCCTGAGCGCGGCTGCCGAGACCTTCCCCTTGCTGACCATGTCCTGCAGCGCGTCGGCGGTGACGCCCATCGAGTCGGCGAGCATCCTGACCGTGCCGGGGCTTTCCCGGAACAGCGACATCATAGAGGAGGAGTCCACGGCGCCTTTTGTTATGGAGGTCGTGAGCCTGTTAACCAGCGCGTTGCTCTCCTGGGCGCTCTTGCCCGTCGCCATGAAGTTTTTGTACAGCAGCCCGGCGAATTCCGCGGCCTCCCCGACGCCGGAGAACACGTCCGCGTTCTGCGCGAGCTTGCCGACCGTGTCGGCCATGTCCCCGTACGACTGCCTGGCCCCGTTCGCCGCATCGAGTATCGCTTTCTGGATGTCCGCCTGCTCGCCCATGCCGCGCGTCGCGTCGCGTATCTTGTCGTTGACGCTCCCGAACTCCTCGGAAAGGTCCTTGAGCTTGGCGAGCGAGAACCCGACCCCGATTGCGCCGAGCAATTTGGTGGCGGTGCTTTTCAGGGACTGGATGCTGTCGTTAACCTTTTTCTCCGACGACTTGTCGACCTCGTAGCCGAACGCTATGGCTATGTCGCGTATGGTCACTTCGCCCGCACCCCCCTCTCTTCGCGGCACAAAAATGCCGCCCAGCAAAAGGCGGCCATGTTTCCGTATGCGTTGATTCGCGCGTTTTGTTGTGTATGTCTTGACATCTATGGGCGGGCGCAGCTAAAATAGGGGACGGCGTTGCCATAACGGTAGGCGGTTAGCCGATATCCTCCGAACGTAACAACGAAAGGGGGTGAGGCAAAGTTGTCATTGTACGAAACTTTTTCGCTACTAATAGCACTCATATCTGCCATAGGCGTGGTATGGGCGGCATACATAGCGTGGAGGTCTTACAAGAACAAACGAAAATAGCCGCCCCCAAGCCAAGGTTCGGCTATTTTCTAGTCATAACTTAGGCTAACCGTTTACCGGCAACGCCTTCATGATGCAATTATAGCATCATTTCCCCGGTTGTCAACGCTTGGTTTGTCGCTCGGCTATGCTGTCTGCATCAAGCAGGTCGCGTACAGTCCGACTTGCTTGATTTATTAGGTATATCGCAGCTTCTATGAGCAATTTCCCTTCTATGCCTTCGGTATTTACAGCTATGATAAGGACTGTTTCGGCGCTATCCAACTCGCTTAGTTGGGAAATGATTCTATTCTTTATATCGCTTGACATGATATTTTACTCCAAAAATTCCTTGATTTTCTGGAGGATACCTGATATATTATGTCTATCAGGCGCCTCCGGGTGTTTGTGGAAACAACTCGTTTGTCTTGTGAGGATTTGGCGGGTTGTTTCATTTTTCGCCCCCTTCGCGGTCGCAGTACTCTTTGCAAGCCATCTTGATGACGGACGACACCGTGACCCCTTTCTTCTCGGCCACGGCAAGCAGCCTCTCGTATAGTTTGTCCGGTATATTGACGCTGCGTATCACTATGCCACCCCCTTTTCATATAACCTATTATAACACAACGGGTTATAATAGTAAAGGGGGGGCTTTCGGATTCAATAATAATTACGTTGCTTTTTTTGCTGCGGCGCTATATTATTATCACAGCCAAAATATTGGAAGGGGGCTCGTCAAATGACATGTCCGACTTGCGGCAGCGAGAACGTGGCGGTTCAAATGGTCCAGACCGGCGGCGTGACGAGGACGAAGGGTAAGGGGTGCTTGTTCACAATCGGGAGGTGGCTCCTGATCATCAGCACGTGCGGGCTCTGGCTCGTGTTCGGCAAGAAGAAATCGAAGAGCGTGACCGACTTCAAGAACCAGAAGCTCGCGGTGTGCTCGAACTGCGGCAACAGCTGGCCGGTCAAGTAGCGGCTCCAAGCCGCGCGCTGCGCCGGAAGCGCCCCGACGTTTCCGGCGCTACCTTATGCCATTCGCTCCCCTTTTGAGCTCGTCGGCGTGCCACGCCTCGATGTCCTGCTGCATGCGGAACAGCGCGAAGAGCTTGAGCGCCTCGTCGAGCGTGTAGCATTCCTCCAGCTCGTGCTTCGACGCGACTTTCGCGCCTACGAGCGCCCACATGCGGAGCTCGAGGTCGAAGAACCGCGACACGTCCAGCTCCCCGTACTTGCCTACGCCATCTTCCGAAGGAGCCCGTTTGCAAGGTTTCCAAATAGGCCGCCGAGCCTCTTCGAGATATCCGGAAAATTTACCTTTATCACCTCGACCGCGAGGACAAGCATGTCAAAAATACAGCAGCAGAAGATTTCGTTTGCCGTGTCTTCGTCGAGCGTCTTTTCTTCGCCTTCGCCATCTATCAAAACAGATACGTTTTTGCGGTTCGTCAAGAGGAGCTTGAGGATGTGCTCTGTCTTGTCCCCAGACACCGTCGACAGCCCGCCAGAAAGCATGGCCGCGACCTTTTCCGCGTCCATGTCGGCGAAGCCCTCGGCGTCGCCCCTTGCGGCCTCCCCGGCCATCGGCAGCAGCGACGAAGCCACCGGGGCTACAAAGGCTATTATCTCACCGCTCATGTAAGCGCACTGGAAGGCGGGGAACGGCCTGATGTAGAACCTGTTCCCGCCGATTGTTTTCTGCGTGGCGTCAAACTGTTTCATCCGCCCCCCCTATTTCTCGCCGCCCCACGTGGCGTCGCCAGTGTCGATAACGATCTCCCGGTCTGCGCTCTCCTTGCCGAACTCGCGGTTGGGCGCCTTTACTACCCATGCCTGCGCCGCCGAGAAGATAAGCCCGCCCTTCGTGTCCTTGACGAGGACGGGGAAAATGCCGTCGCCCGTCGCCTTGTCCTTGTCGTACAGCTTCTGGCAGTACGGGACCGTCGGGGACTGCTGCTGCACCGTGACGGTCAGTTTTGCCGTGTTGTCGGGGTCCAGCGACCGCACGACCTCGCCGTCGCACCCGACCTTCTTCGTAACCCCGTCGCCGTTTGCCTCGATGGACACGAACGTGCCGTCCGAATAGCCCGTGACCACGTGCGGGCCGATCGACACGAGGACCTTCCTCGGGTCATATGTCTTAACCATCAATTATTCCCCCTCAGTACGTCAGGCTGCCCGAGATTTCGGCGACGTGGACGGCGCCGGCGAGCCGGGCCGTGAACGTGCAGCCCCTCAGCGCGCGCGACGCCTTCTCCTCGGCCGGCACGTCCATGGCGTTCGGCACGAACGTGGCGAAGCCCGGCACGAGCGAGCCGTCGGCGTCGTAGTCGTCCTCCGCGACGATCCCCAGCGCCTGCGCCGCCTTTAGGCTCGCTATCATCTCGTTTTCAGCCATTATGATCCCGCTGTTGGTGAACGGGGTCTTCGCGTTGGCGATCTGCATGTTGAACAGCCGGAGCTGCATGTCGTTACGGAGCCAGTCGCGGCCGCGTATGACGTCGATCCACTCTCCTGCCCGCACCCGCCCGTTCATCGACACGCCGCGCCCGGCGTAGCGCGCGAAGTAGTTGCTGTTTCCGTCGGTCAGGGCTTTTTTCAGCGCCCCGCTCAGAGACGACGGGGACACCGCCGCGAGCTGCTTGAACGCCCACGTCTCGGCGCCTGCTGGGTAGGACAGGCACTTTACGGCCAGCGCCACGTGCAGGTACGCGTTCGCGGCCGGGACGTCGGAGGGCAGGTCGCCGTCGCGCACGAGCCCGCACCATCCGTGCGAGCGGTAGTACGCGCCGCTGACCGGGTCAGTGCCGGAGAGGAACGCGTACGCGAACATTTTTTCCCGGGCCTCGGTCCATTCGGCAATTTCCTCATACTCGCCTTCCCCGATGCCCGCCGGGCATATGACGTACCACCCGGGCGCCTCGCCTGCGCGGCTCAAGGTCTCAACGGGCGGCTCGATCCCGTCGCCGCCGCCTATCCGCTGCACGGCGACGTATATGCGCGGCGGCCTTGGGTTCTGCGAGAACGCCACCCGGGCGGCCGCGCCGACAGGGTCGGCGCCCGCGCCGGCGACCACGAACCCGGCGCCAGCCACTTCGTCCAGGTCCGCGTACGCGGCGGCCGCCAGGAACGTCCCGTCCGGATTCGCCGCCGGCGGCGGCCCGACTATGAGCACGCTGTCGAAGCCCGCGCTGCCTGCCGCGGGCGACGTTATGTCTATGCTTAGTTTGACAATATCGCTTAGATTATCGGACATTGCCTAATCCTCCTTTTTGTATGTTGGCGTTTCGACGCTCCCGAACCACTCGGACTCCGCGTTTGCGAGCCCCGGCGGCACGCCTTCCGGCAGCGGCGGGTAGACCGGCTTGCCGTCCGGGCCGACCGGCGGGTAGACCGGGGCCCCGTCCGGGCCCGTGGGCAGCGGCAGGCGCCCGCCGCCCTCGTCGAGCGCGTAGCCCTCTCCGTCGTACTTGGGCGCGCCGTTCCCGTAATACGGCACCCCCCCGCTGTACATGACTCCCGCGTGCCCGACTGCCGTCTGGGTGAACGCGACCTCGAGCTCCGTCATCGCGCGGAAGTCCCATGACGCGTCGTTTATGAGCTCCGTCAGGTCGCGCACCGTTCCTGTCAAAATAGACACGTCGGCAACTTCGCGCCATACGTCGGCGTATTCCGACCCAAGGAACTTCACGAACCCGGCGAGCTCGCCCACCGCCGTGTTTTCGGCGGCTTCCGTGTAACCTGTTTCGCCGGGCAGCGCCCTGCCCCTTGTGAACAGGTCGACCTGCACCGTCGTCGCGGAGCCGTAGACATTGACCGGGACGCCGCCCACGTTCTCGGCAACCGGGTGGTTCGGCGAGCTAATGTCGCCCATCTTCAGCGTTATGAGGGGCCCTTTGGGCTTTACGCCGCCCGCCATGCCCCATACGACCGTGTACGGCTTGTAGAAATAGGACGAGACAAGCTCGTATATGTTTTCCTTGAGCTCCCCGTACGTCACGGCCCGCCACCCCCTTGCGGCGGCCCCGGCTGCCTGTTCGGCGGCAAGAGGACGAATTCGGACCGGTAGTGCATGAGCGGCGTATTGTCGAGCAGGAACGACGACACGCACTCGTACCACTGTCCGCGGTAGTGCAGCATGTCCGCAGGCGTGTTTCCGCGTTCGTCTGCCGCCGCAAGCTCGCCTGGCCCGAACGCCTTTAGCCTCACGACCTCGCGCTTCCCTTCGGGCAGCGTGAGAAGCTCGTCGGGGCGGAGGCGCTGCACGTTTAGCCTCATGGCGACGTCGCCGTACGGCGCCGACGCGTAGCCGGCGTTGACGGCTTGCTCCCCGTGCTTCCTGACGGTGTACGTTTTTTTGAACAATCCGACTTCCATATGCCTAGCCCCCCTTCGGCACGACGGCGAAGTTCGCCGACTGCCTCATGCGCCCGGTGTCGATCAGCGGCCTGTCGGAGCCTTTCTTTTTGACGGTGGACGGCGCGTTCGGCGCGAACTCGCCGTTCCGTATCGTGTGCTGCACAAGCCCCTTCTGCATGGCCCCGATCGCCTTTAGGGCGTCTTCCGCCGAGCTCTTCCCGCTGGCTATCGCCTGCAGCTGCGCCTTGCACATGGCCGTGATCTGGCTTGCGTTCCCGTCCACGCTCTGCCGCAGGAACGGGCGCGCTGGCGAGCTGGCGGTGCCTAGCTCGTTCCACATGGCCACGTCAACCATATCAGCCCCGCTGTCCCAGCCTGCCGCTGCGCCGTGCTGGTACCCGACGCGCACCTGCAGCTTCCCGAGCTCTTTCATCTGTTTTTTGAACCACTTGCCTAGTGGCGTTTCCCTGTCGTGCCCTGCCATCGCGATCACCCCTGCCCGCTCGAGACTATGGTCACTACGCACTTGTTGCGCAGGCTGAGGTACTGTATCCCGTAAACGGTGAGCGCGAGCTCGGCGTCCCTCCCGGTGTACTGCGCGACGTTTGCGTTGAGCCCGATGGACGTCTCCCCCTCGGAGTAGCTCGTAACGCGCATCAGGCCGCCGACGCCGATGCTGCATATGTCCGCGAGCGCGTCGCCGCCGTCCGCTGCGCCGACGCCGGCGAGCTTCATCCTGTGGGCGGCCAGCAGCGCGACCGCCTGGGGCCACAGCTTGCCGAACCGCCTCTTGCCGGCAAGCGGCGCGGTAAAGCCGATCCATAGGCCCGCTTCCCCGTCCCCGACCTCCTTGAACTCGGGAGCGAGCGCCCTGAGCGCCTCCAGCGCCCCGCTGTCCTTCATGTGTGCCGCCCCCTAGCCGCCCGCCAGCTTCGCGGTTATCTTGTCGGCCAGGGCGGCCTTGGTGTCCTTGTCGCCGAACTCTATTCCAAGCTCTCCGGCTTTTGCTTTAAGCGCGTCGAGGGTCATGCCCTTGAGCGCCTTGACCTCGTTTTCGGCTCCGTCGGCGCCGGCTGCGGCTCCCGCCGCCTGCTCCTGCGGCCCGTCGGGTGCCTCCTCCAGCGGCCCGTCGGGTGCCTCCTCCAGCCACCCTTTTTCCAGGTAGAACCGGACCGTCGTGTGCCCGCTGCCGTATCCTTTCGGCAGCGCTGCGGTCTCCCCAGGCAGGAGGGACGCGGCGCCGAACCCGAGGATTTTGGGGCCCGTGTTTTTTGCTATCATGACATTCTCCTTCCTTAGACGCCGATAATGATCAGCATGGACAGCGGGTAGTAGATGACCGCCCCGCCCATCCTCGACTCGCACGGCACCTTGAACTCAAGCCCCTCGGGCTGGACCGGGTGCTGGTAGAACGGGAGCGGTATCTCGATGGTGAACTTCATCGCGTCGGCCTTGAACATGAACGCGACGCCGACGCCCCCGTAGGGCGTGATCTCGCTGTCGTCGTTCAGCTCCGGGCACTCGACGATGTTTTTGAGCCTCGGGGAGTGGTCGAGTATCCACTTGAGGATCGTGCTCGTGGCTCCGGTCCCGGGGTTGATCACCATCGGCGTGTTCGCGAGGTACAGGTACGCGTCTGTCGGCAGCGCGAGGGTGTCCGGGCGCTCAACGCTCTTCGTGAGCTTCGCGGTGAACTCCACGAACTCGTTCACGTCGCGCAGGCACTCCATGGGCGTCTTGTCGACGAACTTCGTCGAGCCGCCCTTTTCGTTCTCCTTTGGCGTGTACGCCGGTATGTCGTTCTCCGGCGAGAGGACGCCGAGCAGCCCGGTGTCCTCGTCGCCGGACCACGCTATGCGGTTGATCTCGCGGTCGATGGCGAACCTGGCGGCCTCGCCTTTGCGGACGTCGAGGGACTTCCCCGCCATCCTGCTCGCCCGCATCTCCTGCACCGAGTACCCGTAGCTGTCGCCGACGGATTTGACGGGGACCGTGGTCGGCTTGCCCTTTATGTCCACCCTCGGCAGGTCCGTGGCGTAGTTGCTGATGATCTTGGCGAAGCCGGTCTTGTCGTAGCTGTGGAACGTGATGGTCTCCGCGCCGATGTCGACTTCGCTCGATACCGGGAACAGCTGCAGCGCCGAAAACTCGGGGTAGAGCACGTCGTAGGTCTGCGACTTGAGGTAGTCCAGCTCGGCGGCGTAGAACGCGCTCGCGTCCTCCGCGCTGTCGAAACGCATCGCGGGCGTTTCCGCAAGGGTGGCCGGCACCTGCGACGCCATGAGCGCCGCGTAGTCCCTGTGGTCCATGGTGGCTGACGGCCTTTCAGGATTGTACATATTCGTTTACCCCCTATCAGGATTTTTGGTTGAAAATCTCAACCGGCGCCAGGTCGCCGCTCACGGCGCCGCCGACGAACCTGCCGTTGACCGCGAGGCCCCCGTCTTCGTCGTTCGTGAACTTCCCCCTGTCGGCGCCCTCTTCGGTGACGAGGTAGAGGTAGTCGCCGTAGGCCGGCTCGGCCCCGCTTGCGACCAAGGCCCACGCCTTGCCCCAGCGCAGCACCCCGACCGTCTGGAGCGGGGCTATGACCACCTTCCCCTCGACGTCCATTTCCGTCGTGTGGCCCGTCATAACGAGGCCCTCGAACCCGCCCTCCTCGGCTCCGTCGTCCGGCAGCGCGACGTTGGTGCCCGGGCTGTCGCCCTGCACGGCGCCCATCCCGAACTTCATCGCGCCGGCTTGCTTCTCCCCGTTGACGCGGCTGTCGATCCTGTACGGGGAGACGTCGAACAGGCCCCCTGCCACCCCCCTAGGGGCGGCGTAGCCGTAACTGTTCTGCCCGCTCATGTCCGTTTACCTCCGTTCATCATTCTCTCGATCATGCGGTCGCGCGAGCCGGACGCCGTCGTTCTACCCGGCTGCGCCGCTCCGGCGCCGTCGTGCCGCCTGGCCATCTGCCTGCGCTGGCGGTCAGCGCCGTCCGCGTTGCCGTGCTCGATCTGCGCGACGGCCGCGTCGAAAGCGGCCCTGACGTACGCCGCGCTCTTCCCGTCCAGGCGCATGCCGGGGTTGACCTTCCTGATTATCGCCTTCTTGGCGTCGATGGGCCTCATGGCCTCCAGCCCGTCCAGCCGCAGCCTGTCGCCCAGGCGCCCCAGCATGAGCCTCTCGCGCACGATCTTGTCCACCGAGTCCATCTGTATGGTTAGCGTGACGCCCTCGCCATCGCCGCCGCCCTCGTATTCGTCCTCGTCCTCCTGTTCCGGCTCCGGGGGGGCGGCCTTCGCGAAGTCGGACTCCGCCTGCAGCTCCTCGACCAGCTCGATGAGCGTCCCGATGTCCTCGTCCATCTCCGCGATCATGCCCATTGCGTCTTCCGGCGTTTCCGGGTCGCCGCCCTGGTCGCGCCTGTCCCGCCTGTCCTTGACCAGCTGGAACTTGTCCTCCGGCTCGTATTCCCCGGGGCCGGGCGCTGGCCCGCCGCCCTCCGGCATGTCGTCCTCCGGCTCGTCCTCGGCGAGCGGGTCGTCGCCCTCGTCGAGCCTGCGCCTCCTGCGCTCCTTGTACGCGGCGGCCGCGTCGTTCCCGCCGCCGGCCGCCCCGCGCCCTTTGGTCTTTGCGCTCATAGTTCTGCCTCCTTCAGGTGTGTTGTTGTTTTTGCCGTCTATGTTAAGCCGGGCCTGGTCCCCGGCCCGGGCCTCGCGCACGAGCGCCAAGTGGTTTACCCTGATGTCTGTCTGTACCGCGTCGTACTTCTCGCCACGCCACACGCCAGATTCCTCAAGTAGTTCGAGATCATATCCAAGAGATAGCTCCCTGAGCCCTGACCGCTTCACCGCGTCGGTGTCGTGGATGACGATCTTGACGCGCACGCTGTCCCCGTCGCGGTATCCTGGGCTTATCATCGCCCCGACGATTTCCTCCGTGTTGTCTTTGTCGACCCTCCCGGCGTCGTGGGTTATGACGATGGGCTTCCCCTCGTACGTTGCGAGGCTCCCATCTGCGAAAACGTGTTCTGGGAGCCGTAGCTCCCTGCGCATCGACCCGTCAGGGTTCGTGTACTCGAAAATTCCGCATGTCGTGACGCACGGCTCGCTGATGATGAACCCTTCTGGCGTAAAAAAAGACCCGTCCAGCTTGACGCTGTCGAGTCTCATTACCCTATTAACTTTTAGCGCTTCGATGAGGCATCACTCCTTAATAACCAAGCTCCATTCCGGTCATATTTTCAAGCAACTGCATTTGTCCATAAGTTATTTCCCCTTTGTTATGTGCGCTGTATATCCAACTTGGACTAATTCTGGTAGCTCCGGGTTTGTTTTTGTTCATAAACTTCAATGCAAACTCGTCGATACTCTTTACATTTGATGGTAGGTGTTTCTCAAAGTTGTTTTTCAGGTAGTTGTTCAACTTTACGTTTCCAACAAGTCCGAGTTCAGAATTATTGCTACTGCTTGATGATCCGCCACCTCGCTCTGCCTCTTTTTTCGCCGCAAATGCCTTTCCGGCTTCCTCGGAGGTCTGCCCCGGCTCGACATAGACCGGCGTGCCGTTCATCGTAATCCAACGTCCCTCTCCGTCTTCGTCGCACCTGGCTTGCATCCGGGCGTCGCGCCGCTCGCGGTACCTGTTGATTTAATCGTTATTCATGCCGTCACCTTCAAATTAATATTACCGATCTGTTGTGTTTATCGCATACTATCATAATAAACTTACCGCCGCGTAATTGTTAAGTATTATTTTGCGATTACGCAAAATATTTTGGCGAATCGACGTGATTCTATGCCCTTGATAATCTTTGAAAAACGCGATTTTGTTCAATTCTGGACTGTTTTCATCCGGTGTCCTGACCCTGTTTCGACCCGCGCCTTCCGACAACGCGAAGCCGTTCGTCGAATTGCACAAGGGGTTTCCGCAAAACCGCGAAATATCGCGGCTCTGGAGGCGATAGCGCATGCCTAAACGGCCTACGCATAGATTTGCAGCCCGCCATCGCCTGCATCCGCGCCGGTTTTTGCCCCGGAAACGCGGGGCTTGGCACAATCGCGGTCACGGCGGTTTCTCCCACGGCAGGTCCAGCCCTGGCAGGTTGAACACGGGGAGCGCCACGCAGCGGCAGTTGTAGTCTTGCCCGGGCTCGGCCCTCCGCCCCGTGCGCTCGTCTACTATCGGAGGGTCGCCCCACTTGAAGCGTTTCCCGTCAAGCTGCGCGTGCCGGTCGCGGACCCGCTGGTCGCGCGACGAGCTCCAGACGTATAATTCAACCCCGGCGTCCTGCTGCTGCGCCCTCGTAAGGTCCGCGTTGAGCTTCGCCATCTGGTCACGGGCTATGAACTGCGCGCGGCGGCGCCCTATCCCGTATTCCTCCTGTATCTCGCGCCCGATGGCGGCGTTGCTCTTCCCCGCTTCGTACCCTTCCCGCACTATGTCCATCATATTGGCAAGCGTGTCCTTCGGGATGGTCTTTATGAGGTTGACGTTGCTCTCCGCCCAGAGCTTCATGGCCCCCCGGAAGAACTCGCCCATGTAGTAGTCGCCCATGACGTCTATGCCGAGCGTGTTGTGGACCACGCGCTTCCACTCCCGGACCGTGAGCTTGCGCGCGAGCTTGGACAGGTTCGCGAGCTTTCGCTCCAGCCCGAACCCTTCCGCTTTCTTTTGGAACTCGTCGAATACCCTCATGAACGTCTGGGAGATAGTTTGGCGGACGCCGCCGGCGTCGTCCATGCGCGCCCCGGCCCGTTCAGCGTCTATGGCCTGCCGTATCTCCGGCAGGCGCCCAGCGAGCGCCTTGTTCAGCAGCGTCATGTAGGCGTTGGCGATGCGAGTGTATTCCCGTACCAGGTGTTCGGGGTAGTGCGTGACTACTTTGGACTTCTTGACCTGCTGCCCGTAGAACTTGGGCTTGGCGGCTTTCTGGACCGCCTGCTGCATTGCCGCGTTGTTCATAGGCGCCACCTACTTTTGGGCATAATAAAGCGCCATGCTTGGCATGACGCTTGGGAGCGTGTGTTCTATTTGCGTTAGGCTGTCGTTTTCTTTGCTGACCTTATGTGAGCCATAATAACGTCTACTATATCGGCTGCAACCCTACCTCTGTCTGATATGTCTTTGCCCGCCCTCTCGGCCTCTACAGCTTCTTCGACCTCGATGTCAAAGCACTTTTCTCTTATCTCTTTAATCTCGTCGTAACCAAGTTCGGCAATATCGTCTCCGGTAAGGCCAAACTCGGCTTCAAGTAGCTGTTTTTTCTCATTCGACAGATTCATGTCAGTCCTCCTCATCAAGGTCCACAAAAGTAACAATGTTTCCAGTAATCTCGTCGATGACAACTCTCATGTTATCTTTCTGCTGGCATACTGTATCTGGAATATTGCCGGGGTAGTCGATGGATGCGTTCGAAATTAAATCATATGCGGCATCTTCTGAAATGCCTCTTGTGTCTGCTCGCCACAGTGCATGGTTGGATATCCCGGTGATAACTATTCCGCTTGACGCCTTGACTCCAACAAGCTTTTCATTGTACCTTTTTGCTGTCTCAGGATCCACGTTTCCGCCGCTTCCCTTTGGATACCGCCCGGAACCCGGGCCTCCATCTGATTTTTTCTCCACTGTCATTCTATCAGATTTCTCTCCCGATGTCAATCTGTTATTATCTCGCAAGTCCTGATTTTGCAACAGTTTAAGCGATTCCCTGAACGGCGGGAACATGGCGCCGAATATCCTCGAAGCGACCCGCCCTTTAGTATCCAGCCACTCCGGCTCGGTCATCTCGTAGCTCTTGCATCGCGGGACGCCATCGTACTCGGTGCAGACGTAAATATACGGCTCTCCGTACTCCGCGTCGAGTCCCTCAAGCTGCCCCAGCAGTTCCAGGCTGGTCGGCGTGATCCCGAACTCCTCCTGCGTCTCCCGGATCGCGGCTGCCGCTGGCGTCTCGCCGTCTTCGATGTGCCCGCCCGGCCCGCATATCTGCCCGTTGTAGGTACGGCGGCCGCATAGGACGCGTCCGTCTTTGACGACAAGTACGCCGACTCCGCGGACTTCTGCTGCGTCTGTTTTGTTATCGCCATAATAAGCCCTATTGCCTTCCGTGCCAGAACTTCCAAAGTGTTCGCTGAACGCCTTGTTCAACGCAGCCTTACGTTTTCTCTTTAGGTTTTGCAGCTCTGCTTCAGAAAGCAGCGAGCGCTCATGCCTTTTAACAGCTATTTGCGATGCCATGTTTATTTCGTATTGCTCATCGTCAGAAAGTCCGGACTTGAATACTTTTTTGCTAAGTTCTTTGACATCTTCAACTGAAGTACATCTATTTGCTGCTTCAATTAAGTTTGAATATGGGGATCGTAAACTTGGCGCATTACTTAATTGCTTTGCAGGTACGCCCGTGCCTGCGTCCCGCTCCGCCTCCTTCTTTGAGGCGAACGCCTTGCCGGCTTCCTCTGCGGTCTGCCCCTCCTCGACGAACACAGGGGCCCCGTTCATCGTGATCCAGTTGTCGGGGTCGTCGCGGTCGCCCGCGTCGCCCCTGTTCCCGTTGATCGGCTGCACGTATATGGGGAGCATCTCCCAATCGCTCATTTCTTCCCTGCTCAGAGGCTTGGCTGACACTATGTACTTGTTGCCGCTTTCGTC